CCCCCGATTCCACTACTATCCATCCTTACCCCCAGGAAGGACCCATTTTAATTCGTGTCGATGCCATCAAAGAAAGTCCGGAGCGCTTCCACTTGTGCCGCGCATCTGTCAAACGATTCACGCGCATCAAGAAGCGCGTCGATTAAATCCTGATTTGTTTGGATTTCTTTTTGAGCCATTACACAAGGCGTTAAAAGCTGCTCAGGCGGCCTGATATACTCAATTTGTGGGCTGTATGTGGTCGCACAAGCGTTCGTTAAGTACACGACACAAGGCGTCAGGAACAGCCGCACCGCTCCACGCTTTGACCTCGCTGTTTTTGTTTGCTTCGTCGATCTCATGCCGTTCCTCGCTGTAATTTAATTTAATTTCCTCTACTCGCCTACAATACTCGGAAATGGATTTAATTTCTGCCTGCGTCGATTTGATCTGCATGCGCATCGTTTCAAGCTCTTCGCACTGCCTTTCGATTGTTTCGTTCATTTGTGCGATTTGTCTTTTGTGCGATGCCCTGTTCATTATCAGAACGATAAACCCAATCAAAGCACAAATGACAGTTATTTGAATTTTCCATTTCATCGATCGCGCTCCAATTCGATCTCAACACGCGCCAAGAACATGCGCCACGCGAAATTATGTGATTCACCGTTGACAAGATTTATGTCATCGCCGACGAAAGGACGTGGGCAGACTTTCCCTGTGACATCAAAATGACGAACGACGTGATCAAGTGGAATGTTATATTTTCGCATGAGATTCGCAATAATGGCAGCTCCTTGAACCAAAACTTTTTCGGTAAAATACCAATCGCAATCTTTGACGCTTCCGCTTTTCGTGTTTTTCTTGTGCTCCACAAGATCAACGCCGATGGAAGTAGCATTGCATGCAGGAAGTTTGTTTTCTTTCTTGAAGCCTCCAACATGCCAGGCAGCATTTGCGTCCTCAACGATTTGAAAAACGCCATCATCGCCGACAAAATAATGTGTCGAAACTGACTGCTTTCTGACTTGTGCTTTTTTGGCAAATTTTCCCGCATTGCCGTTCGCTGTCGGCGTGCCTGTGTAGTGAATAACAATCCACTGGATTTTATTCTTCCCACGGTATCCAAATCGGCTTTTTTGTTTGCCGTCATGATCGACGAAGCAACGATTTTTAATAATCATTTTGTTTATTTTCATGTTTACCGTCATCTGTTTCGACTAAAACCACCGCGCCGTGTGTATCCGTCCAATCCCATAGAGTGATGGGACGTCTGGGGTCACACTCCCCCCCCAAAACCATAATTTTTGTGTCACCATCTACACGTTGCAGCAGCTCAATTAACTCCTGCGCTTTTATGCCGAGTCCTCCTCCTTAAAACATTGGTTTTCTCCTTTTCGTGTTCAATGTGTTCGGCGAGTACACGGCAAGCCACGTCGATGGCGAGCCCGATTGCTCTTGGGTCCCCCATCTCCACGGAATCGTCGCCGCGTCGCCAGCGATTATGCCGCAGAAGTAGATCCAGCGCTTCCTGTTCAGTCATTGTCTGTCTCCTTTTGTTGTTTCCATAAATGCTTATATACCTCATCCAGACTTATCCATGCATCCACGACGATGCTTTTAGCTATGGTCGAACACCATTTATCATTATGCCGCCATTCTGGTTCGCCATCAAGAAATGCCTTAAAGATGAACACATCCTGATGCTTGAAGCATGGCGATGTCATGAAATGGTATGACACAAGACATGTTTCCATGCTATGCACGATTGGTTCTTCCTCTGTGGGACGTTCGACATGAGGAAGGTCGCCGTCTTTGCAAAAATGCCATCGTATATCGTTTATCATCGTTCAATTCCCTCCAAATATTTCACGCGTCGAATCAATCCGCGTGCCTCTGTCGTCATGCCATTTCTTTTGAAATTGTGCCCGCCTTGATTCCATGCGGCTATAATGTCATCGCCTTTGAATCGCGTCGAAAGGTCTTTGAGATACGACGCAGCCGCCTTCGTCGCGCACTCTAAATCCTCCAGATTGTTGCATCCATGAGCACGGCCCGTCGCCGGCATCATCTGCCAGAATCCTACCGCGCCACGATGTGAGCGAACGTCCTTCGATCGGCATCCGCTCTCTGCTACCATGAGATAGTAAAAGCGTTCGGGAATGCCGTTTTCTTTGAGAATTTTGACCACAGACGCACGAAAAGGCTCACACCTGATTAAACGCTTGTCTGTGTCGCAAAATGCCAGTGTGGGCAAAATTAAGGCGAAAAAGAAAAAAGCCGCGATTTTCATTCAAATTTGCACCGAAATTCCGACGTTGTTTTTGGCTGCTCACTCTCCTCGATGGCTTTTTGCCGTGTGTCGATTTCGCGTTCCAGGTAGACGATTGCCTTCCGAAGGTCTTTGATGGCATCTGCATCGCTTCCCTTGTGACCACATCGACAGATGTATTTTGCGACGTTCCCCAGATTAAAACCAAGTCCGAACGACTCGATGAAGTCAAAGACCTGAACGTTTCCTTTCCCCAAATAATGCTTTTCTGCCATGATTTACCTCTCAATCAGTAAAGTTTTTTGTTGTTTTTCTTATCTTTTGATGACCACTCCAAATGAGGTCAACGCGATCGCAGGCCGGAATTGCAGTGTCTCGATCCTGATGCTTTTCAAGATAAGCGTGCATTTTGCTGGCAAGGCATTCCCGCCTAAAAGTGAGTGTTACCACTGCATCAGCTGGCAGCATCGACAGCAAAACATCCATACGGTCTTTTCTCAGGCGAATTGATGTGTAGACTTTGCATGTTTCCCTCGTGTTTGTAATTTGTTCCACAGCGCTTGCCCAGCGGCAATTCTCCGGACAATACCCCTTTTCAACGTCGATACGATCAAGCGAACGATCGACGGAATAACCGTTATCCCAAGCCCAGTCCATAAACGCGGTAAAAGACCTAGACCAATCATCGCAAATCTTGATTCCTCGGCCGCCATAATCGATGTAATCTTTTGACGTTTTGACCTCGCAGCGTGTTTTCATTCCGCGCCAAATATTATAAAGACGCGTCCCGCTTCTACATGATGGTTTCATTTCTGCACCTGCTTTTTCTTGCTCGCCTTGGAAGCGTGTGAAGACATCTCAGCCAGTTTTTTATCTATCGTATTCGCCGAAGACAATTCGACTCGAACGTTTGACAATGATTCCAGGATACTTTCGACCACCTTCATGATTGTCGCTTTTTGTTCAATCGTGAAATCATTTTCATTTGATAACGTTGCCGGGATCCTCACAACCGAATCATAAACAACTTTTATCACTTTTGAGAACTCTGAAACAGCCACATCACTGTAACAAATCTCACCTTTTTCACGATCCAGCATGATCAACTCTTTTTCAAGCTGCAACTTTTCTTTCTCGGCTTTCAATGCAAGAAGTTCTTTTTCAAGCGACAGCTTAGTTTCATTTAACGAGGATTGATCTGCGGAATCATAGCGATAAAGTCTGTTAAGCATAGCAATTGAGTTCAACATTGCATTAACGCACGTCGGCGTTAATATATGTCCTTTTTTCAACCTCTTAAACGTCTCTCGATTTGTTGCAAGCTCTTCTTTTGCCATCTGGATAACAAGTCGAAGATGCTGCACAGAATCCTCAAAACTCCACATTGGGTTTTGATAACGTTCTCTTAACGCTTTTTCTTTGTTTTTTTCAATTTCTAAAAGACGTTCCTGATAATATTGCTGTCCTAAGTCAGACATTAGAATTCGCGAGACATAAGCGCTGTGAGCCTTTGAAGACCAACCTGCATGCTCCGGGCAGACGCTCATACTTGCCTCTGTGTATGTTGCGCCTTCTGCCACCATATCAATCACATTTTTGTGTTTTAAGCTTAAGCGCTTGAATGTTGATTTTCTTTCGTCATTTTTCGTCATTTCTTAACACTCTCTTTCTTGCAAAATCGCCTTTCTGCCTGTCTCAGCTGATGACAATCGGGGCAATAAAACCATACTCTTTAATGCTTGATGCCAGTTTAATTACCTGCTCATCACTGTGTGTCCTTGCGTTGTTGACGTAAGGAATTAAATCAGACACTTTTTTGTAAAAAAATTCTAATTGTTTGCTCATAACCACCTCTTCACATCAAATAACCTACAATTTCCTTGACGGCTGCCTCTGCACCATTGCACACAACAGCTTTGTAACCAAAGCGATTGAGCAATTCCAACATTTTGGTCTGATTTTCTGACACAACACCGCCTTTTTTCTTCTTCATTTCGATAAAAAGGCCGTTGAAATCTTTCCGTGGGACGGCCAAAAAGACGTCGGGAACGCCTGCTTTTACACCTTCATCTTTGAGCAGCTTGGCCGTGACTATATTTCTTTTCCCTCCGTTTGGGATCGCAAAAAGAAGCTCCGATGGTATCTTGTAACGCTTGCACATTATTGCCCACCACTCGAATAAGAATTTCTGTTCCTGATGCTCTTCGTTGCTGTAACTCATCGTTCCTGATCCCATTTTGCAAGGCTTTTTAATGAATCATTTTCACTGATATATTCATCGGGATTCATGCAGCAAGGATCTTGTTGCATGATGTATCTGCACAGGTCACGAGCGAGCTTTTTCCGGCTCAAAAGCTCTGCTGTTCGGCGCTTATATTTCCGTCTTTTGGATGATTTATCTGCTCTCATTTCTCCCTCTCGATCCAGCGAAGGACGCCTTGCAAGGCATCGGTATTGGCCTTGATGACGTCCTTCATTTGTCCATTCATGACTTTGAGCTCATCAAACGCCTTCGTTGAATTTGTCGCATGATCCACAAGCGCCTCCCTCAATTTTGCTTCCAAGGTGTTCACGCGCCTGTATAAATGCAGGCACACAAAACACAAAGCTGCAACGATTGCATAAAGCCCAAAAGTTGAAAGCATCCCAGCGCCGGTGCTGATGCCGTTCAAAGTCTCCATGATCACACCTCGCTAAAATGGAACGTCGTCATCATCAAACTGCTTTGATGCGAACGTCTGAGGATGTGCTTGTTGCTGTGGCTGTGGCTGTGATGTCTCAAATGTGCCTTTGTTGACCGCTGATGCCATCCAATCGTTTTCGTAGTTTGGGAGCTCGCCTTCACTAAAACCGTTCACATAAACGCTTTTTCTCGGCTTGTGATCGGCTGTTTCGCCATACGTCTTTACGTTTACAAGCATAACTTTACGAAGAACTGTGCTCATCGCCGGAATTATATCTGTGATATTTTTCGGAATCGCCGGCAGAATCTTTTTCAATTCGCTTTTGAAAAAGCCCATGCTCTGCTTGCTTTTCAGGTCGCTGAACTTTCGGAATTTCTTTCCCGCGTCCTTCCCAGCGTTTATGATAAATGTCCACGTGATTGATGGGTAAACCTGCGTCTTGTCGGCGTTCGTTTTGTTTTCCATGCTTACTGCCGAGAATACCACAGAATACTCGCCATCATCAGGCATGATAAAAACATTCTCATTCTCAGGCGGGATTTCCGCTGTTTCCCATTCCATCTGCAATACTGTGTAATCCATGGCTATTTACTCCTTTGTGTTTTGATAATGCTGTTTGAAAATTGCGTATTTGAACGGCATCTTTTCTGGAAGCCTCCTCGTCCTGTCGCCTGCCTCGTAGAGTATTGATGGCGAGCAACAAAGAATTCTGCGATGTTTGATTATACCATCGGAGTCAATAAATGTCTCTTTTGTCGCGTAACCGATTACATCGACGAGGCTGCTTATGATGCCATGTGCACGATCAGGAAGTGTCGGAACTGTCTTTTTCATCTTTGCGCCGGTCTCTAAATCGATCTCATCGAAACGCGCATGTGACACAAAAACAAGGCCTTTTCCAAGCGATTGAAGCGCCTTCACAGTGCGTTCAAATTCCTGCTGAACGAGTGCAAATCCTTTGCCATAAGGCAAATCGCCGACAAAATTCACATTATACTGCTGCAAAATGTATTCTTGGCAATAAAACCAAAAATTGTCCACAGTGTCGATAATGATGGTTGAAAAGCGCGCATCCGCCTTCAACGCTTCCACAACTTCCAGAATGTCCGTCCACGATTTGCACAAAATATTATACGTTTCCAGATGATTTAACCCTGGCTCAGTCGCGAGAAAAAACGCATTTTCAAAGCGTGAACAAAATGTTGATTTTCCGATTTTCGGAGCGCCATAAAGCAACATCAAGACTTTTGACACATCTGCACTCGGCTTTTGTGGAATTTTAGGCAACTCGATCATAAGAACCTCCCTCATAGTTAAATAACGCCATTGCTGGCAAAATTATTTATTACATTTTGAACCCTCATTGTCAAATAAAAAAGCCGCTGAAGCGTGGGATCAGCGGCTTGTTGTATCTGACACGAGGGAGTGTGTTTTGATACGTGAATTATTTTATTCACGACGCTGCTAATTGTCAAGTCTAATTTCTTCCTAAGGCTAGTTCATCAAGCCTTTCCCGGTATTCAGGATCGCTTCGACGTCTTTTCATGCGTTGAAACATTTTCACGGGGTCGAGAATACTCTGTTTATCCATAAAATCCATTTCAGAATCATCGGAGCAATACAGCGATTTACTCAAATCATGCTTTTTCTGATAATTTTCCCGACAATGCCGATTTGTGTGCGCTGTTCTGCAATTGGGGCAGCCATTACAATGCAAGCCGTACGAGCTCGCCACAAATGCCATTCCGCACAAATGGCAGCGTAAAACATGTGTGCTTTTATCAATGCTGTTGATAATGGTATCACCGTTTTTATTTGTCCAGCCTGGCTCAAAACTCATGATTATGTCTCCCTATCAAATTAGTTTATAAATCAGTGTTGCAAGCGTCAAAATGAAGCTGATGCAGAACAGAGCGAAATTCACAGCCGGACTAAGCGCGCCGGTATCAAAGTATTCGTTGATATAGTCCATCATGATTTCACCTTTATCTTTTCGCCATGGCGAATGCTGCCGCCATCGTGTTAAAACGATCTTTGCTCGCATCTTGGCACGCTTTCACGCGCGCGGCTTCAAGTTCCTCAAACTTTGGAATGAATAATTTCCATCGAAGCAAGTTCAGGACATGCAGGCCCCGTGACAACATCGTCAAAAAATCATCGAATCCCATCTTTTTGCGCATCTGCGTGAAATTCTTGTCGATCTTCTTTTGGACATATTTCCGATAGCAATCTGTAGTTGCTCCCTCATAGATGAAGTAGACGGAACACACAACAAAATCACGCTGCACCGACGTCAACCAGTTTTGAAGTGTGTTTGCGCCAAAGATTGTCTCATTGAACAAAATACTGATATTGAACTTCACATCCAGTTTCTCAATCGCCTTCTCTAGAACCTCCGTGAATAATCCGGCATTAGAAATCATGGCTACCGTGTCACGATCTTTGATTAGGTCTTCAACTTTCGCATCGAAGAAAGATGCGATCATAAAAAGAAGATTGACTGTTCCATTGGAAACAAGCTGCGATGCAAAGCGCGAAGGACTGTTCATCCATGGACGAAGGTCAGCGGCTATGATGTCGGCCATTGCGTCATAATCGGACAACTTGATTGTGTGATCAATGAGCTTTGTCATTTTCGTCATCCCTCCAAATGTTTTTTTCTGTTTCCCGAAGTATCCTCTTCGCCATACAAACTTCATCAAGCTCCGATTCTTTACACTGCTTCCAGTTCAGCTGTGTCTCATTCGATTTCTTAAGTCGAATGCAGCGAATCCCGTAGAAATCAAGACTGCATTGCAGGCAGCAAAACACATGACCGTCTCCTGTTGTGTCTGCACAAGCGCCTTCGGCCAGCATGTTTCCACAGTTATCACATTCGACATAATTCACAAGTTTATCCATTTTTTACCTCTCAAAAATCGTCTGTGAGCGCTTTTTTGAGTTTCAGGCGAGCAACTATCCGCCTGAATCCAAAAAAATCCCACAGACGCCAAAATTTTGCGACTATGAGCCATCTTTGCAGATGCCTTAAATTCTCCGATAGCCCGGCTTGTTCCAGTCGTAAATGTTTATCACATTATGATCAACGAATTTATAAAGCTCTCCAGGATATGGGAAAAAGTATTTTCCCGACTGCTGATATTTTGTAAGCGCTTCAATGAACTCGCTTTCTGTGACGTCTGCAAATACCTTAATATAGCCTTTGACTATTTCACGCATTGCATACACTGTTTTTTGGCTCCGTGCAAGCTGAAAGATCTGCATCATGGCTTCCAGATGCTTTCTGATTGCATCCTCGTTCACAGCTCACCTCGAATGACTTTAAGCAGCGTTTCACGGCTAGCAGGCGCGTTTTCGTCGATGCTCTGTGTCGCCTGTTTGGCCGTCGGCGCACTTCCAAAAATATAATTTTCTTTCATCCATTCGATGCAGGAATATCCGGCTCCATCAGAGCGAAGAATATTTAATTGCGTTAAAATATCCCAAACAATTTGAGCGTGCTTTTTTGAAATATCATAAAGTCTGGAAATATCCTCGCTTGAACGATATGGCCTGAAGTTATCGGCACCATCTGCCATCATCTGCAAAAACACAAATCCGCGCGCTTTCTGATTGCAATCACCTTTCCCAATAGATGTTGTTAATTTGCGCATTGCCTCGCTATATAGCAGTGCATTGGACATCTTAAAAAACATAGTCCCTCCAAGTTTTGGTTTTATATATACCGCTCTTGTGTTTTAAGCAAGAACGGCATCAAAAAAAGTGAAGATGGTTTATTAGATTCCGTTGATATACTTATTTACTGCGTTCAATTTTCCGTCAACGTATGCAGCGCGGATGCCTCGAATTATTTCAGCATTTTTTTTCAAGCCGGCATCCATAAGGCGCTCGCCATCTTCTTCTTGATACGAAGCAAAATCATCAAGCCAATGGATGATTCTGTCGAAATCCTCACCGCCATAATGACGATGTTCAAGTTGGTTCAAAACATAAAAAGCAAATTCGCGTCCGTACATGATCAAATCCTCCAAGATTTGGTTTTATTTTGTTGAAGGCGCGGCATCATGCCGCGCAAATAGTTTACGCCTCGATGTCCTCAAAAGCCCCTTCTGGTTCAATTATATAAGCCGCGAGACATTCCGATTCAATCCTACGCTTTTCATTGCACGCTTGAACCCAGCCGTTGCAATAAATGACGTGTTCAAAGTCGTTCCAATCCTTTGCTGTTTCCTCGGCATCCTCCCAGGACGCGATAACGGCATAAGGCGTTTTGGCTGGGATCTTTTTTGAGATAGTTTCGATGGATTCTTGTGACAACATAGCTTTTTCTCCTTTTTGAAAAAAATCAGGTTGCCGGCGCTAAAACAAAGGCTTGGAGTCCTTCCCCATCCCCTTTAGCGTGAGCCTGGACATGTGAATGGGACGCCGGCAAAAAAGCAGAAAAGCTGCATGTCTTCCAAGTGTTTCTAGGCGTGTTTTAAGCGCCTGAAGCTCTCGCTTCGTGGCTCCCTTTTAATAGGAGCCGGGAATTTTGTCAAATTATTTTTTGATTTTTCTTAAAAAGCCTCTTCCAAGAAACGAGCTTCTGCATCCACAAGCGCCTGGTAGGCATCTTTGAGCTCTTCGTAGGCATCGAAATACTCGTCGATGTGCTCGCTCATCACCTTCCATGTCGCCATCATCGGAGCGTAAAACGCTTCACTGCTTCCCAGCATATCGACGACTTTCAGACCTGTGACAATGTCTTGATAAAGGCTGAAAAAATCGCTCTTTTCGTCGGCATCGAGCTCGCAAGCAGCCGCGTTTTCTGGCTTCAGAAGTGTTTCAAGAAGCAATTTCACGCGAAAAGCCTTGCTGATAAAGTCGTCATTAGGATCGCAAGGGCCGTGAAAATCGAAGTTTGCAAAAAGATTCTTAGCGGAAATGGCGTTCATTGTTTGTCCTCCAAGTTTTGGTTTTATCGAAAGGCCTGTTTTAAGGGCCTGTGATCCGGTTCATCCGTCTCACAAGTCCCTTTTAACCACACCGGCACCGGAAAAGCAAATATTTTTTTCGTTTTTTCTCGATTTTTTTTCGCCATCTCGCTCAAACCTTTACAGGATAAACGTTTAAGCGCTCCGAAGTTTTTCGGAATTTTTTCGGCACCGATGCCAGGCACTCAGAAAAGCCGCGCATTTTTTGGCGCATTTTTGCGCGAAAATCGATCAATTTTTGAAGCGATTTCGCGAAATTTCGCGAAATTTTCACGCGACTTTTCGCGAAAATCTTCCAAATTTCCTCGGCACCGACATCGCTAAAACCTTTATGCTGTGCAACTTTGAGGCACATCCGTTTTTTTGAAGGCGCCGACGATTTTTGCGTGAACCTCGCTCAAAATTGCTCGCACTTTTTCTCGATTCTCGTTCCATTTTTGCTAAAAAATTGATTCGACTTTTCGCCAAAATCACACTTTGAGCTGTTCGGAAATCCCGAACAGCTCAAAACGCTCAAATTTTGCCTGTGGCGCTTCTTTTTTGTCCATGCCTACTCTCACTCGCCTAAGGCCTCAAAATCCTCTCACAACGAAAATTTTGAGGCTTTGTGTGCGTGTTTCGGTTTTGCTTCCGCTCCCATGATCGCACGCTTGAAAAAACAGAAAATCCTCTTATGAGAGAAAAGGGGAGGGGTCGCGCGCATGCGCGCACGCGCGCGCGCGTCTTTCCTCTCTATTCTCTATTCTTTATTCTTTATTCTTTATAATGATGTGTGGGCAGGCCTTCAGGAAGGCTTCAGGAAGGCTTCAGGAAGGCTTCAGGAAGGCTTCAGGAAGGCTTCAGGAAGGCTTCCGAGTTATCCACAGGGTTTATCCACAGGCTATCCACACGAGGGAGGGAGCATGATCAGCCAGGAAGAAGCACAAAAAATCCGCGAGATTTACCAGCAGTCGGGAAGCATCGCAGAAACAGCCCGACAAACAGGGCACCATCGGAGCACAGTCAAAGCAGTTTTGACGCGGGATTACTCGGCCAAGCCAAAAAGAACGCAGATGCCGTCGCGATGGGATCGGCGCATCAAAGACCTGCTCACACAGAACATCCCACTTGCCATCCGTTCCAGAAAATTCAGGATCACGCCGAAAAGAATTCACACGCTCTTGGCAGGCGAGGGATGCGCGCTTTCTCTCAGGCAGGTCGAAAGGCGCGTGAAAGCCATCTCTGAAAAGCTGTTTTTCTCGACGTCTCATGATGCCTTTTTGCGGATCGAAAGTTTCCCAGGATGCTGGCAGGCCGACTACTGCAATGTCTTCGCCATCGTGAACGGGATCATGCTGCCGCTGTGCCTTTTCCTGCTTTCGTCGGCATATTCAAACGCCTGCGTCGGCGTGTGTTCTCGCTCTCAATGCGCGGCTTGTTTCTTTCATTCGATGGAGGTTTGTTTTGCCGCGCTTGGAGGTGTGCCGCCTGTCATCCGCTTTGACAACCTCTCGCCAGCAGTGAAATTCATCAGGACGAAGCGCATCAAGACAGACGCTTTCTCCCGATTCGAGATCCATCACGGCTTTGTGTCTGAATTCTGCAACCCATATCATGGCAACGAAAAAGGCAACGTCGAACAAAAAGTGAAGTATATCCGCCAAAATTTCTTCGTCCCTCTGCCTGCTTTCCCTTCGATCGATGCCGCGAACCAGGCGCTTGGAAACTTCCTTGCCGATGACACAAAACGCAAGCATTATGCACGCAAAAAAGCCATTTCGGCGCTTCTTCAGGATGAAAAAAACTGCTTTCTGCCTGTCCAAAGTTCCTTCGATTTTTGGGACGTGAAAACGGCATCTGTGAGCAAACAAGGCTTCATCATGTATGACGGAAATTTTTACTTCACTGCTCCCAAATGCGCATCGATGCGCGTTACCGTGAAGGCGAATCATGAGCTTGTCGTGATCCTCGATGATGCCGGCTTGTGCCTGAATTTTTATCCTCGCTCTTTCGATGCCGGTGCATACCTCCAGAATGCATCCGATCTCGCATCGATGCTGGCACGCAAGCCGACGGCCCTAAGATATGTCCTTCCCAATTTCGATGCAGACGAAGCGTTTGCCAATGCTGATTACAATTCGCGCGCACGGATGATCCGCAGATTTTTGAGGTGAAAAAGGCACAAAAAAGCCCACGATTTCTCGTGGGCTCAGGCTGCCAAGGGAAGGTGTCAGCCGCTAAAGTGCAACGTCTTTTTTCTCAAAAGTCATATCCGGGAAAAGCTCATGCTGTATGCCGCTCGCCGGTGTTTTGTCTAAAAACATGCTACGGTGTTTATCATAAATGCTTGTAAATTCGATTTCGAGACGGTCGCGAATCAATGAACCATTGTTATCACAATGGTCCATCGCGTATTTGAGTTCGTTCACGCTAATTCTATACTGGTCGGCGATTTCCTTGATCAGCTTCACAAGCGCCTTTTCGACCACGTAGTTCATAAGGCTGTCAAAATTCATCTTTTCGAGCCCGCTCCCCTCGACGGTATCCAGAACAAGCATATACTTCTTTGCAATGTTCAAAAGAATTTCATTGTCAGCGGTCAACGTAAACTCGCACAGACCGCCAGCTTCTTTTTTCTCCATGGCCCGATCATTCATGGAATCTGTCACAACAGAATTTTGATTCTTTCTTGGTCTACCACGCTTTGCCATTTTCTTTTCTCCTTATCCTACGAATGGCCAATGACGCAACCTGCACAATTTTCAATGTCGCTAAGCACATGCTTAACGACACATAAAATCATGCACCACGCGACACATTTTATCAGGATGAAAATTCATGTCAACAATTTAAGGCAATTTTTTTGAGAAAAAATGCACAAAAAAAGGCCTTGAGGCCTTCCAAGTCTAGGGAAGGCTTCAAAGCCTTGAAAAGCCTGATTCATCAAGAAGGAATAAAACCGATCTCAGGCTTAACGTGCCGGAGTGGAATCGAACCACAGGACGGAGTTTTTGTCTTTGAGCAAACTGAGTTAAATTTGCGGATCCGCCATCACCAAATCAACACAAGAAAATCAAACGATGGCTTGCTGCATGTTGTTTGATTCGGCGTCAAACTCGCCAAACATGCAGCCCCATCGCTCAGTTGGCAAATTTCATCATAAGCCCCCATTAAATGGCGACAATATGAATCCACCTCCCAAAAGTTAGTTAAAGTATATGGTTTTAACTAACTAACACAATCCGCTATCATTCATAGGAGCTCATCTATGAATGATTCCGATTGCTTGAAAGGAGAGTTCACGAAGCTCCTCTTCCACTCTACGTTTTTCTACCATACATAGAAAAATTGTGATGCCAAGGAATCGAACCTTGCTTGGATTGCTTTTGAGGGATTAAACAAAAAAACGATACCAAGCTCACCAGAAACACCACAAGCGTCGGCGATAACGCAACATATCGCCGACAACGCATCGCAACGCAAACACAAACAACCAATATAATTCATGGGAACGAGACGTGTCAGTAAAGAAACAATGTTCTTCGTTTTCTGATATGTTTTTTCGGATTTCCATATCAAATTAATTTCAACAGTCTCACACCGAACGATATTGATTATTCAGTTTTCAGCGTGTAACGAAATCTGCAACGATTCGCGTTACATTGAAATGTATAACACAATATTTCGTGATGTGCAAACAAAAACCTATGCCAATTGAAGCGGCTCGCCATAAATTTCGACTAAAAATCCAATCGCTGACCACCCACGCATTACTTCGGTGATGCCTGAACACGAGCATTTGACGTTCGTATAGCCGTTTTTTAGCCGAGTAACGTTGAAAACATAAGACGCCGTGACCCCGGAACTTTTGGCAAAATTGTTCGCCCCTGTTGCACCCGCTCCGTTTGAGCTACATTCCAACGCATAAAATTTTAGTGTGTAATTGGCGTTATCCCCGATTGAAAAACCGTCTTTCCCCTCAATCACTAAAGGTATCGTCTGCTGATTGTTTTTAATTTGCCCCAGCGAAATCGAAAAATGCCCGTCGTAAATAATCTTTGCAAAACTGGAATCGCCTGCTGCCCACCCTGTTTCTCCTCATTGAAAGGGGGCAATTTCCGAGTGAACGAGCGCTAAGCCCGGCACCTTCGGAGGGTTAGTGATCAAATCGCGCACCGCTGCCTGCTCGCTTGCTGAAAGCTGCTGCACATAACTTAATATATTTCCGGCAGAATCTTTGAGATTTATTCGTCCGGAGTCCGTGAGATTGAGTTTATACGGCAATCCCTCGCCGCTTGCTTCATCTTTCACCCGCGCGATTTCTTGACCGCTTGAGCTGAGAAAAATCAAATACCCGTCTCGCTTCAAAACACCATACACCGCGTTCTGAATGTCCTGTCCGTTTGTAATAAGTGCCATTGTTAAATCCTCCTATGCTATGATCTGCGCATCGCGAGCGCGTATGTGATATTTGCTGTCGTAGCTGTCAAAAGCTTGTATTCCTGTGATGATGATGTTTGATGTCCCTGTGGATCGATGCCGCCGTTAAGCGTTCCTAATGTATAAACGCCGCGCACTACATATCCCACGCCAAGATTAGAACCCAATCCAGTTAAACAAACAATTGCACCAACTGGTATTGTGACAGATGTGTCTAAATCCGTTACAGGCAACTTTACTCCACTATTGAAAACGGCCATCCCGTTAAATGTGGCTAAATTGCTAGCTGTAAGGCTTGCAACATCCGCTCCCCCTGTTGCGTGTAAAACTCCTTGCATTATTCGCACATCGCCATAAACTTGGCATCCGCTGTAAAATGTAGCTTCATTGCTAAACTTCTTTTCCCCTTTAATCGTTTGCGCGTCACCAGCAGAGGAATTGCCGACGCTGTGCGTGGAAACAAATCGATCCAGCATATCAACACTCGCGTTGTTTCCGACGGGAATCCCCTCAATGTATGTAGCCGCGCCGTCGAACGTCAAATCGAACGGAACTTGAAAGCGCACCACAACACCTGTCGCGGCTTGCGGTTGTAATGTAATCCCGCCGTTGTTCAAACTACATACTGCGAATGGATAAGCTGTCGCCGATCCCTGCGACATCGCACGCACGCAAAAAGATTTAATCGTTATCGCGTTTTGCAACCCTGCATTACTGAACTCGATAATAATTTGTGCCGCCGTGTCTGTAACACTCATCGCTTTGAGTGTGCCTTCCGGTGTGCTTAAAAACTGCGCATCCGTTGCACTCGGAATATTTGCTTGCGCAATCGTGTTTTGACTGCACCGACCACCGACCATTTGAATCAATAATCCTGTCGTTGCAGCGGCCAGCATCTCAAATCCTTTTGTCGTAATTCCGAAATTGTCAAATGCCATCGTTAAACCCTCCTAAATGTAATATCCGTATTGTGCCAAATCGGCTTCGGGAATCCAAGACGCCGACTCGTAATTCTCATCCAAAATGAAATAGTAGTTATCCGGCGTCGTATATGCGCGGAATTGCGCATTATCCGAACTACGCCAAATCGAAACCTCCACAGCGTTTGCCTCTTCGGTGTAGTATGCCATAACAAAATGATAAATGTTTGTGTAAAGCGTTCCCGTCGTGCTACATCTCAAGAAATTATCAAGCGAATAATTCACAATCATATCCTGACACGCATCACCAAATGCCAACGGGACGCCGCTTATTTTTATGCCAAAAATAACACCGTTCGGGAAATCCGCTTTGTAATATGCAACACGATCATCCACCTTCCACAGAATCGGCGCTTGTGCTGTCGAAGTGAAATTAAACACACCTGCGTTATATGGCGTATCTGAGGGGTGAACCAGAACAAACAGAATCGTCGGGTGTACCGCGAAATCTGAACGGTAAAGGTGTTCAATCTCCGTAATGTTCGGTGCGTTTTTATAAATGCCAAACTGTCCATCGCGTAGTTTTGTTGTTGCGGATGAGGACAAGGTTGTATCATAAAAGGTTCCAACAATTCTTTTGGCTTCCTCTTTTTTGTACAAAACTGAACTTGTTCGCATCAATTTCGATGCTGTTGCTGCCGTGTTTGCTGAATACACAGATAGTGTCCAGTTTCTTATTTGTGTTAGTGTCCACGGAACTGCGCCAGAATGATTGATCGCGGAGGCCATTTGGTTTGTTGTACCTGCGTTGCCATTATCAAGTCCAATCGGATAATATCCATAGATTCCCCACGCATCGACATCGCCTTTGCAAGCGTCTGTGACCGCTGTCATTATTGCATGTTCGTCATTTATCGGCGCGGGGTGAATGGGAATCTCCACGCCTGCTTCATACGATATACTATGAATCGCCGCCGTCGCTCGCATGAATCGGCGTACATTATCCGCGACGCGGCCCATCACATAATCGGAGAGCTGCGTCAAATCGAGATTTATATGCAAATCGTAACAATGCAAAAGGCTTGAATCAATAACATAACCATTCTCATCAAAAGCGATTGTATCATCGACGGTCACACTCATGCCAGGATAAATATAACGCATCAACGCTTTGACGGCCTCAATCGTCCCAAGTTTGCGGATATTCACAATCTGTTCAAACAAGAATTGGTTGCGATCCGCGCGCGGCAAATCGGGATAGTAATCCGCAGTGGAATATATTTTATATGCCGCCTGTAAGTCATCCTCCGATAATGCCGCGATGCCTTCAAGCGTCCAAGGCGCTTCCAACGCATCTTTGAAGCTAACGCGCTGTTTCATCCATTCATCAAGCGCGTTGCACGCAAAAGCATAGCCATCGGCGAAATGCGGCAAAAGTTTCATGGATTCGAGTTCTGAAAGTTTCATAATTCCCCCTTAAATCCAGTTCACCGTCGCGCTTGCCCACGTCACCGATATGATAAGTTTTTTACCATTCGCCGGTTTACGATATGCCGTCGAACATTGGAACGTTGTGGCATATATCCCGTTTTCGTCGGGCTTGCAAAGCATAGCCTCAAACTCGGCTTCGATGAAAGGCTTCCCAAGGTGTGTTATGAGATCAGTGTAATACGATTCAAAGATGCGCAGAAAATGGTCTTGCGCAAGCGTGATCCCGGCTTCGTTAAGCGCTTGGAATCGTGATTGGAATCGTGATTCGTAATAGAGTACAATGCCGAGTAGCTGCTGATATTCTGATTCCGCTTCCGAAACACTGACATAATCCGTTACACATTTCACGGAATCCGAAGATAAATAAGCGCGAATCGTCTCGTTTGTCGTGTTTTTATACACCACCGACGTAATCGCGGGTAAGAAAAGAGTTTTGATCTTCACCTTCCCGGGCTCAAATCCTGTGTCACCGTCGCGCAAGCAATACACATCCGCAAGGATTCCGCCATATCCCTTCTTTGCTTCGTACTCATAATATGGCGCTGTGCCTACCGATAACGCTTTGACGCCTTCAAGCAAATACGCTCTGAACGCCTCATCATTCGCTTGCGTGTGCTCTTGCAGGGAATCCGTGCCACCTGTGGAGATCGAATTTGCAACGAGTAGCGAACCATCCGGAATGTCCATTTCCGATGGAGTTATCCCGTTGTATTTACTGCCTGATTCCGAACAATACAGGAATAGATAAAATGTATGCCCATTTGTGGCAAGCGTTATCGGAGCCGTGTTTGTGAATGTTACACCCTGATTTGTGTGCGCAATGATTTGGCCAATATCGCACACAATCGGACTTTGCGTTTCATTTTCAAGCGCAATCGCTATCCGCGCCGGTGTGGCATCGGGACGCTCTATCCCGAACGATGCCGCGATATTATCAAGCGCGTCGCCTGTCGCTGTGTTAATGCTGACGGCCTCCGCGCCGCGTTTCATGGCTTGTTCAAACACACGCAAAACATAAGATGCAACCGCACTGAACGCGAACTCGTCCGAACCGATTAAAAGCGGATTGCCCGTCTGCTCATAATATGCCGATTTGAATAAATCTAAAATTTGTTCTGTCGTGTATGGAATTAAATCAGCCATTATTATTGCTCCTGTATCCGCTAAATTCTATTGTGTATGAATATTGCCCAAAAGCAAGACCGTCGCTTGTGTTTCTCGAAGTCACCTTTACGCCTGTCAAATTTGGATAATACTTCGCAATCTGTGCTTTGATTTCGCCTTTACTCAGCCCATAAGGTGAATCGATATTTCCAAGACCAAAACTCCGAAATAGGATGTGATCACCGCGCCGGCATTCGAGAAAGTTTTTTAAGCAATTTTCAATATTCATAAAGTCCTCACTTCATAAGTATTACGCGGCATCGGAACGCGACCGCTCAATAAACTCAAATTCACTTGCACAGCTTTGATAATTCCATCCGCATCCACGCTCAACGCGAATGATGCAGATTTTACCACAACGCGGCCTTGATTAACATTATTTTCTATCAAATCGCCTGTCTTTCCCACCGCGTCTTCAAGCTGATAAATGCGCGAAAGTAAATCAAGATCATGCCACTGTGTCAACGTGTAAGTGATCGACCAGGTAGGCGCCATCTTGAAGCGCCTTCGGGAAATATCTTGCGATACTCTCGTTTTGTCCCACGTCCTTCGGACGGATAGAGAAAGGGAATCACCGCGTGAAACTGTGCAGGCAGCCGGAATGTCAAGCGGCTGCGCTTTGTTGAAAAGTATTTGGATCATGGTTTACACCTCTCAAACAGGCTGTTCTGTGTTTCCGCTTATTGTGCCTTCCGCCGATCCTGACGATGGATCGATTGTCCCTGTAAACTGTGCAGCCGTTATTGGATGCGTGTGCGTTTTGAGCGAAATAGAACCGGCTTTCACATCAACGGATGATGAAATTTCATATTCAAATTTTCCCTTAAAATCTGCATCTCCAAGCGCAACCATTAACGCTCCCATGCCTGATTGTGTGTTGAATACTCCATAGAACCTCGATCCTGATGCAATTTGTGAAGTGTCCGTTCTTGATAATGGAGGCAGAAGGAATGTCCCAGAAATACCTTCATCATAGGACGAATGTGCCTGGCACTGATTGCCGTCGATGCTGTCTACAATAAATTCCCCAAACGTCGTTGTTTCCATAATCACACCTTTATATAGCTCGCTTCAATGCTCATTTCATTCGCCATAAAATCTATTTCGTAATGCGTCACCATGGCGGGAATCCGCGTCGCGTTCTTGATGATATTTATCACAGAAAAAATCCTGATCCGCTTATCATAAGGGAGCGTCAGTTTAATGGCGTTCTGCATGAATTGCGCATATTTCAGGCACCGTTCAGCAACGCTTTTTTGTCTTATCACACAACATGAATCCACCTTAATGCAGGCACCGTCATCGCTGCCGACTGTGTATTGATGCACATGGTCGCACCAAATTAGCTTCGTGATTGTTTCGGTCTGTGTGTCTTCGTTGATGTAAGTTTGGAAATCCGTTGTTGATGACAATTCGTAAGGCACTGCATGAAATGCTTTATTTGAGTAGTCCACAAGCAATCCCAAAGAATTTTCGATTTCCTTCAATAGAGAAATTTTAGTTTCCCGGCTGTGGATATAAGCAAGCGTGGTATTCGTGTCATCGGCCCAGCCGCTAAAAATATCCGGAAGCGTTGCGTTTGTTTTTGAGAACGTTTCGACCTGATTCCATTCGACAGGAAAAACAGAAAACCGAATTGATAAATCATCATCGACTAAATCGGCATCGATGACGTGAAATGTCCCATAGCCATTGATCTGAACAGCTGCATTGGGATCACCGATCAAATCGGCCAGAACATCCCGTGAAACAAGTTTTGAACCATCTTGAAAAGCGATCGATAAAACACCGCCTTTCTCAGTCAAAACCATATCTGTTAAAACTGTTTTATCATCAAGTGAAAGTGTGTTGCCATTGGCTGTGACTGTGATTTCGGGAAATTCTGCCTGCTCTGTTTCAGAAAATATAAGCGCCTTAGTCCTCGATGCGTCTTTTGCTAGTGACACTCCTGTCATTGTCAAATCGCACTCAAAGGAAACAAGTTCGCCGAGTTCATCATAAACATTCGTTCGCGTCATCGACGTGATCGCAAATAACAATTCTGCATAAAGCGGATTACCGGCAAGATAGGCGTGTGTCGGCTCCGTCCCTTTTGCAACGATGTCTTCAGAAAGTAAATCATCCCATTTTGAGAATGATTCGTCGGATGCCATGCAGACGGCCCTTGTGACATTTATGCGCAACGATATTTCTGCGTTTGCCATCCTCTGAAATCGATTGAAGCCGCGCGCGTTCTGCACTGTCTCGGCCTGCTTTGAATAGCTCAATGCAGTGATAAATGTGCACGGAATATTTAGCGTCTGAATTGTGAAGTATCTCATCTCAACTCCAAGGGCTTGGAATGACTGCCACTTCCTGAATAACGACGTCGGGAATATTGAGAATATCGCCATCGTCGAACATTATCACGTCACTGTAATAATATTCATTCGCCGAAATAATAGCATCCATCGCCATTTCCTCTCCAGTGGTTTGATATGCGACATAATCCCATGTTTGGCCGTTATGTGTCCTATACTGCATATTTATACCCTCGATTTAATAAAAGCGTTCCCCCACATCGAACCTCGCACAGCTTGAGCCATACTTGACACTGTGGGATTCGGTGCAATATTAAAAGATTGTGAAAAGTTCTGAATTATCTGCATTGAGCGGCCTCGCCTGGAATAATCCAATGGTAAAACAAGCTCGCTGCCTCGCTCGCCGACAAGTGTCGGCCCACGCGTGATCCCGCCTTGTGCGTCATTCGGCTCTAAGCCTGACTGTTGTGAATTGTCCGTCGGCTCCTTGCTGCCTGTTTTCTCGGCAAGCCAGTCAACAATTTCTTGAATTTTGTTCATGAGTTTCACTCCAAAATCTGCAATCCCGGAAATGAAGTCAATAATCCCATTCATGAGCTTTTCTATTTTCCCAGACTTTGCCCACTCGGCCAATTTGTCAACGATCGGTCTGACAGCAGGAATCAGTTTTGATAAAAGTTCATCTTTCTTTTGCTGAAGTTCCCGTGCATCCATCGCAAGCCGTTCGGCTTCTGTCATCTTTACAGAACTGTCTTTGGATGAAATTGCGCTTGTCAGCGCGGCTGTATCGATGGCTTCAAGTCCCTTTCGTAACTGCGTCCGATTCTGTTGGCCTCGCACAAACCAATCAAAATTATATTTTTGAAGCTGCTCAAATATATTGCCTTTCTTTGGATCGTAATTCCGGATAAATGAATTTAATGCCTTTTCAAGTGTTGCATCATCATCGAAGGCGTTTGAGCCTTTCAACGCAGCATAGAGCGCAACGGCCTCCGATTGTGATATTTTACCACGTCCCAAGCGTGATTCTGTGGAGTATTTTCGAGCGGCCTCAAGCGCTGCATCATCGATGCCAGTAGCCGATTGAATACCGCGCATCCTGTTGGCGAGAATGTTATAATTCCGCGCCTGTGCTGTGCCTTTGAATAACTTATCCAGAATTGTTTTATCCTCAACTTTATTGTTCGCCGACTGAAACAATGCAGCGGATCCAGGATATTTAATTTCTTGAAGGGCAGCCGTTTGAACTGCTCCGGCGCTTGCCCCCTTGCCAAGCGTGTTTTGAACGGCATTTATTGCTGCAACGATTCGTTCATAATCGGCGCCTGTCTGAATATAAAGCTGATCGACGATGCGCGTTTTTTCTTCGTCAGAAAATGGTCCTGTCATTTTTCTCAATGCGCTTTCTTTGGATACTGCCTTATCTGTTGCCGAGATAGCTCCACCGATTGCCGCGCCCATAAGACCTGCAACACCTCCAGCCATTGCTGCACCTGCTTTAATCGAAACTTTAGCAGCCTTCTTCAAAGCATTATATCGGCCCTCTGTGGTTTTGAGAGATGCAGCAAACTCTTTATATTTCTGAACTAGTTTCGTGATGCCGGATAAATCTTCTTTAAGCAGTTCTTTGAGAGTCTTTCTATGTTTCGTTGTTTCTCGAAGTTCAGCGCTCTGCATTTTTGCAGCAACACGCAGCTGTTTATTTCTCGCAAGCAATGCCTTAATTTCTTCATCCGTCCCTTTAACCACTGTTGCAGAAAGGCGTTTCTGTTCGGCCATTTCCTCGCGTGTGAGAGTTTGTTTTGCGTTAAGCACTGCAAGGCGCTCGCGCTCCTTCTTGCCCTGTTCTGTGAGGGAATGTGATAAAATTACAGCCTGTTTCGATAGGTCATCCGTCAAGCGTTTTACCTGCTTTTCATAAGCCTCAGTTTGACGCGTGACATCCTCGCCATTTGCTGCGCTCGCTTTGATGGCGTCGCTCATCGATTTGAGCGATTTTGTTGCATCATCGAAATTGAGCGACTTGGCTTGATCCATGAGCGTCTTGAAATTCAGACCCATCTCATGAATTGCGCTTGATGCCTTATCATCGATGTTAAGCGCGATTGTGTATGATTTTAATGTTGTTTTCGGCATTTCAAAACCTCCGATATTCACAAATTCACAAAACTAATATATAATAAACCGCGTTCAAAATCAACCATTGCAGATGGAGGTTTTATGGAAGATGTTTATTTGAGATTTGCAGAATTATCGCCGATAATGAAAAAGAAAATTGAGCGACGCGCTTCCGTAATTCTTGCAAAGAAAATTACAGTCTTGGAACAGGCGAAATCCAAAGCCATCAAAGGGAAGGGACAGAAACCACTATTCGGCGCACGGCCCAAAAAGAAAAGTGTTTTCGTTTATGGAGCGAGCCAGAATCCTGCAAACGTCCCATTTCTGTTTTCGTCATTACCAACCGCTGGCCGCGTCCCTTGCGCTCCACATCCTGTTATGGTTGAGAAAGGCGTTTGGCGCTATGTCAAAACAAATTCAGATACGCGCGCAAATCTCGGCAATGACGTTGTGGACTATTACACGCAGGAAGCACCACAAAATACTTATTTCTATTTTGGCCACAAACGAAAATTGATATTTGCAAAAGAAAGGGATGGCGAGAAATCAAGCCTTTATGTCGAAGCGCCTTGGAGCATTCCCGAAAATATCAACGAGGCAGAACAACGCGTATTGGTCGAACAGGCTTTCGATGAAGCCATGAGCGAATTTTAAGGAGGTTAAAAAATGACACTGAAAGAACTTATTGCATCTGACATCAAAACAATTTTTCTGAAAGATGATTTAGAGTTTGCCGATGCTTTAACCATCGGCACATCATCGAACGACACTGTGCAAACATTTGGTTCGTTGCAATCAAACTTGGTCGATAATAATGCAGGCAACGCAAGCGCTTTGCAGGCGTTTTCGTGGATCCTTTATGTCTCGACGGATGATATTGAATCGTTCCATTTTCGCGTGGGCCAAACAATGTACATCAACAATATAGCATATAAAATCCAAACCATTTCTGATGAAATGGGAGTTTCCTCAATCGGTCTGAAAAAGGGAGCATGAACAAAATGGAAATTTACACACCGACGGCAATCATTGACACAATCTGCATATTTCTCCGTGAGTGCATAGCCGCGAGAAAATGGGGAGCTATTATGGGAAAATCATCGGACGCGCCTGAAGATGCAAATTTGCAAATGCCATACGTCTATTCATTTCTGTGCCCTCCAGATGATATGAATGAAGGCTATCCGCAAAAGATTCCGAGTGTTACCGTTATGCTTGGAAATATCAGCATAGACCCAAACACCGGCGCTTTTCGAGTCCCTGTGCAGATTCACACTGCTCAAGTTTACCCGGCAGTGAGCGAGAGTGAAAAGGCCGTCCCAAATGGAAACGGAAATTATGACATCGAACCACGCGAAGGATATACACGCGAAGAAGCCCAGCGCAATCTCTACAAGGACGCATTATATTTACTCGAATCCGTCGGATGCATGGTTCAAAGCATGTCACTCCGAACTGAGAATTTAACAATCACTCCACCTGATCCCACTTTACCAGATTTCCCATACATCACAGGCCGGATTGATTTCGATGTAACACAGAATGTCCCGTCATCGATGAAACGCAGCTTTGAGAGCAACAAGGCGTTTATCGATTCCTGGCTTGGATAAACTCCGAAAAAAAAGAGCGGAGGCCGTGTTTAATCGCTGGCATCTTCTGGCCTAGATAAGGCACAAAAAAGCCCACGAATTTTCGTGGGCTAAACATGGCAATGTTGCAGCATTACCATGGACTTTGGATGCGCCAAAAGCAGCAACCAGTATCAAATTTTATTCCGTGAATCGTGCTTCAAAGACACAATCCACATTCGGAAGGACATATTTATTGTCTGCGTTCTTCACCTGCTTGACGCCATTGACATACCATCCATCGAAAGTAAGTCCCGTTGCTGAAGCATCGGCGATGCTGATAGCAGAACCACCGGCCTGATTTTCCAAATCGCTGGGAAGCGTCGCGCCTTCTTCGTCGCTGTCGAATGATACAGAAATAACAGGACCGACCACACCGCCTGCAATATCATTGCTATTCTGTGCGTCCATCGTGATCCACGACCAGTTACGCCATGGAGCAGGAAGCGGCCTCGATTCCATACGGACTGAAACGCTCTGATTTCTCAAATCAATAAACTGCGAACCGATATATTTGCCGCGCATCTGCCTGAATGTGGAATCGTCCAAATTTTCAGAAATGACCGCAACAGGATCGCAAAGCACGCAGCCGCCACAAAGCGTATGACCGATATTCTGATCAAGCACACACACAAAACCTTTCGGCAAGAAGTGAACCATCTTCTTTGTGGTCTCATCTTTATAGCCGCCACTGTAAACAACGACGTCAAGCGGATAGCCTGAAAAAACACAGCTTGCAACTTTGCGCGCGCCTTCATAATCGTCGCCGGTCAATGTCGATTTTTCGGAATGGTATGTTTTGAAAAAGTCCTGATATTTACTATCGTTCGCAAGAAGTGCATAGGCTTCCGGCGAAATCAGCAAAACACGCGGCTCACCGCCATGAATTGCAAGACCATCGACCATGGCACAAATGTCGTCATAAGGCGTCGCACCACTTTGACCCCACGCAGTCGCAGGAAGGTAACGCTGCTGATTTCCCGTCGAATCGTCAAAGTAACGAATGACAACAGGAACTTCAGTAGGATCGGTCGGCGATTTGGGCATAGTGCCTTCAATCGCATTATTTAGCAAAACACTCACACAAAGCTGCTCAATTTTGCGGGAAATGCGTTCAGCAGCACGGCTTGCAACAATGCGTTTATAGTCCTGGAAAGCAATCGCACGATTACCATCTGCATTATAACATAGCGTTTCAAAAAGATTTCGGTCCTGGGAAGTCGGATCGATAGGAACCTCAAGACCGCAGCGAGGAGGCTCAACGCTTGTCGCTTTCCACGTTACAACATTCTCATTTTTGTAACCTTTGGAAACCATCGGCGCAACACCAAAATCACCTTCATCGAGATCGAATAAAACCTCTTTCGTGACAAACTGATCTTCATCATTCGTCGGAAAGAAAACATCCTGAAGAAGTTTCGCTTTCGGCGCATCGATCAAGTAAGTTTTAGCCTGCGTTACAGTGCTATTGACAGAAATTACATTTGCCATGATTCACCTCCTTATCGAATGTAATCAGAAATATTGATTCGTTTATTGAAGTCGTTGAGTTCATCCTGTGCTTTCTTTGATTCTGCTTTGACATCTGTTTTCGGCCCTTTTGCATAAGGCTTCAAAAGTTTAGCATAAAGTGCATTTAGACGTTCCTTGGAATCATCGTTGCAGGATGCTTCAAGTTCATCATTGTCTTTCTTGCCCTCACCTTCAAGCACGCCGACGCGGTGTTCAATCGCATCAAGACGCTCAACAATTTTTTCCAATAAATCGACCTGCGAAATCTCATCCGCCTTCACTTCTTTGTTTTCGTCTGTCTGAACCTGATCTTTTTTTTCTTCGTCCATTTTTTCGCCTCCAAATATGGCCTTGGCCGCAATTCTGAAAGAACCTTCTTTCGATTCACGGCCAATTATTGAATCAATTATTTTATTATCAAGCGCTGTTTCTGCATCAATCCAATGATCCTCACCGTCAAAATCATCAGCTTTGATGCCTGAAATGCGCCTTGAAAGAATGTTTAATTGTGCCCGGTTAGCTGCCTCAATGCCTTCGTCATGATTCGAAGGCGCTCCCCATGCGGAATGATACATCAAAGCCGCATTTCTGCTCATGTTTACAACATCGCAAGATAAAGCCACAAGCGACGCAGCCGAGAAAGCAAACCCCCAAATATTACAAAGAAATTTAATTGCTTTCTCTTCACGTGCATGTTGCATCCTGTCGGCCATTGCAATGCCATGGAATGCAGAACCTCCACCGTTTGCAAGCTCAATCAAAATTTCCTCTCCATCCTCCACCGCATCAATAGCTGACGATAAGGCTTCGAGTTCATCAGCATCGATATCGTCAAAGAATCTTAATACTTTCATTGCGCTTCTCCTTCACCGCCTGATAATGGAACGTTCAAGCGTTCGCCTGTCGCAGCATGTCCGAACATAAGCTGGGCACCGTCATCGGCTGAAAGCATGCCGCATTCAATCGCTTTCGCAATAAGATAAACATCTTTAAGCGCAACGCTTCCACCGCCTGAATTGCTGTTATTTTGTTCGTCGTTTGCTGTGTCATTTGTCGTTGTTTCGGGATTGATATTCTGTGTTGTTTTAACACCTGTTGAAGGATGACCAAATAAAGCCTCTGCTGCTTCGTCAGCTGTAATAAATCCAGCATCGAAAGCCTTGATATAGAAATCCATTTCTTTTGCTGGATCAAGCGTGAGCGGACTATCATTCGGCAGCCATTGAGATTCTACCACAATCAAGTCGCAAATCAAATCATCCTGAATAAATTGTTTCAAGAATACGCCAAACATTGGCTTTAAGAAAAGCTCAATGAATGCCGTTCGATATCGACGGACTGTGTGATTGAACGAGCTGCAAGCGCCTTTTACCGCGCTGAAATTTGCATCAAATTTGCCTGTCAAAACCTGTTCAGGAATGCCGATGCTTGCACCGATTTGTCGAATCATGAAATCAGCGAAATTTACAAATCCAGTGTGTGGAGCTGTCGGCGCAACGAATTTTATATCCTCACCTTCTGCAAGATGCCGCGTTTGGCCAGGAATCGAATAATTCACTTTATTGATAATTCCGTCTATTGCAGAATTTCCCATAGGCGGGAACCAATTAAAATCATTCGATCCCTTTTCAGGAATCAATGGCGCGTCCAAATCACGCGCCGACATCGTCGCAAATGGATTGAGCGTCTGATTTGTGTTTGTCGTTATCACAAGACTCATGTTTGCTTGTAAAATACTCATCTGCGTTTCACTGTCGCAGTATGCCAGAACGCTCCAAATCTGCGTCAAAACAGGCGCTGTTAATGGCAGGCCTCGCAGCTGATCCGGACGTTCCTGCATGAAAACATGTAATACCTGCAATTCTCCCTGATCGTCTTTATACGCAATCCGCTCCCATTTTCGATGTGAGCCATAAGGATCGTCGCAGAAATAACACGCAACGGGAATACCAAAATTATTGACTTCGATGCCGTCAATAATCGTATTCCCATTTGCTGCTTTTGCTTCGTCGCCATTAAATAAATCATCCGGCGTCGAAACAAAATCAGGCTCTTTAATTACCCAGCCATTCCCGACCCTGAAACACCAGGCTTCCCCAGAAACTAACATCGTGGAAAAGACAAGCGTTTCAAGCTGTGTCAAAGTGTTTCGATGATGCGCATCAAGCGCGTGCGTCATCGATATGCGTTCCCATGCCTTTTTTATATCGGAAATGTCATAGGATAAAATCTCACTACTCGGCTGTTCGTACCGTATACCAGAACCAACGACGGCCCGAACTAAACAATCATGGATTGCACGTGATATTGTCGAAATTGTGTTGAGGTAACGAGCGCGTGAAACAAGTGTTTTCCGCGAACGCATATCCCGAAAAATATCCTTGCTGTTCGCGAAGAATCCCGCCATAGACTGCGTTGTGAATGATCCGGAATTTGCTGAATATCCTGTAAACATTTCTTTTTACCTCTAACCCAAAAAAGGCGGGATGCAGAACGAAGGCGATAAATAGGTGTAAGTAGATGTGTTGCGAATCGGACGGCCATTTAATATGGCAAGGATTTCCTCGATCTGTGCCTCAATTTCACGTAAACCTTTTTTCATATCTCCCAACGACGCGCGCGATCTCGTCACGCTACGATTGCCAAGCGAGTAAGATGCAGTCATTTGGCCGGCAGAAAGTTCGAGAATGGCAGTATATAAAGATTCACGAATCTTCCAAAGCTGCTCTAAATCCTGCTCCAATTTCTCACGATATGTTTTCGGAAACGCCATTTCAAACCTCCACGAAAAAGCCGGCCAAATGGCCAGCTTTTTTTATCCCAAAAGTTCGTTAATTCTTGCACGATAATCAATTCCGTTCACGCGGAGTTTGCTTTGTGAACGGTCTATATCGTAGTGCACGACGTTATTAGAATCGGTTTTCGTGATAGAAACACAGTTCATGGCATAATCTGCGACGGCCTGTGATCCAAGCTCTTTTGACCCTTCCGGAATCGACGTTACATAACCGCCACAATTCACCTGAAAGCCGACCACATCAGACAAACCATTTGGCTGCAAAACATTCTCAGTCCACAGAATTTTCCACTTTTTCAATCCAGGACCAATAAGTTTCTGCGTTTGTGGGTTATCGGCTTCAAGTGACGCAGTCACCTGAATGTTGCCCAGCCGCGTTTGATCGACGATCGACAAAGTGCCCATCATGTTGACATCGGCTGTTTCAAATTCGAGCGCTGGCAATGTAATTGGAACATCGATCGCCGATGGCTCCGATTCTGCTTGTCCGTTATCATCAAGCGCATAAATCGCAGCGCCGTTGATATGTGTAAAACGATTGATTTGATTTAACGGCATGATTTAACCCTCCAATAAAACGGCATAACCTTCAGAAGTAAAACCAACTTTGAGATCAATGTAACGCGCAGGCGCTGTGGTCGTGATGATGTTTGTGAAATAAAATTCACCGCGCTGAATAGTCTCAATCGTATTATCCAGCGGCCTGAACTCACATTTAGGATAACCAAGAAGCGCGCCGATTGCCTTCAAATAATCCAAATAACTTTGTTCCTCTGTGATTATATCTTTACGCAATCCTAGGTTCATAGGCGCATCGATGGCGTTTCTCCATTTTCGTTGGAATCGATTCCCAAGCATGAGCATCATACGAATCGTTGTATCGAATCTCGAACGCTCATCAGAAACAGTGTTATTGATGAGCGCGGATGTGCCATCTCCCCAGGTATAATAAACATTTGAACCGACATTGATAAACGATGTAACGCCGCCATCGGCAAGCATTGTGGCCGCTTCCTCTGTCAAAATAACAGGCGAATCATCATCCGCAAGCGTGATATAAGAAACATCAGGCGCGGGAAGATTGCCGATGGAACGCATCGGGATGTCGTGATTTTGAGCATCCGTCACGGCAAGCAAACACGCTTTATAAAGCGCACTCGAATAAATGCCTGTTGCTGTTTTTATGTGTCCCCAGCACGCAATAAATCGTTCATTCGAGATTTGTTTACTTCCGATAATGCCCTGAGGAATAACAATACCATCCTCAAGCTGCCTAGCACTTTCAACGACATCATATAGGCAAATTCCATCCCAGTGACCGTTTGCCTTTGTGATATTTATTTTAATCGCCTGCAAAACGTCAGAAACGGAGGATAATGGGCAAACGACAATATCAGGTGTTAAACCGAATTTTGGGTAAATTCTCTGAATGGCATAACATCCCGTTTGAGTGAGTTCGGCGCCGACAATAGTTTCAGTCGAAATGTCATCTTCGTCACTTTCGCCATTCACGTTGACGTTGATAAATATCGCCTGTGACATGTTCAGCATATCAAAGGCAACCTCTGCCGCCTTGCGAAGTGAGCAGTCTGTCGATCCCCACCTTGTTTCATAATCTTTTTTAGACAAAACAAGCTGTGGATCATTTGCATATTTTGTCGCATCTGTGCCAAGAACTGCGCCGATGATAACCACCGTCGTTGCTGTTGAAACAGGCGTTGACGCTTGCGATGCCACAAGCTCTGCAGAAATTCCATAGTTCGACATTTTAACCCTCCCTAATGTGTGGTTTGTTGGTCAATGTTCGCAATATCTACCAACGCCCAAATCTCCCTCAAAGGCGCATGTATCAAGTCAAGTAAAGAAATATAGTATATTTTGGAAAGGTTCGCAAGTGTTTTGCACAGAACTCTTCAATCCGGAATTAGATAAGAATCAAGCGTTTCGTCAGCGAGTGCAAGCGAATCCGCAAGACCGAGTTTTAGAACGTCATTCAATGCAAGCCTTGAATCGCCGCGCATTGCAGCGACCCACGCAATCCCGATGCGCAATTCTGAATCGAGTTTAGGTGAGTAAGATGTATCCATATTTTTTGTAATGAAATTTTTGATTTTATTGGCGTTTTGAAGATCTGAAAAGGTCAGTGATTCCCAATCAAAATTCAACTCCGTAACTTCCTCGCCTGTTGCCAATTTAATCGGTTTTCTTAATGCAAACATAACTCCCTCCTAAAGTGATTTTAATTTTTTTGGTTTGCGAATTGTCGGCATCGTTGCCGGCTCAGAAATAACTTGTTTTGCCTCTTCGTGATGTTCAACGATTTCTTGTTTCGACGTTTCTTCATCAATCGGCGTTTTGCGGATCGACGCAATCTTGCAAGACATTAACCGATAAAGCTCTGCGGCTGCAATAGCGTAAACAGTGCAATCAAGACACTCATTATGGAATCCCACTTTGAGTTTGTAAAGCGTGTACCCGGATGCGGCTGTTTCCTTCGTTTCGGACGTCATTTGCTCAAAAAAATTTTCGTCAAAACGCGCATCCGGATCAGCGGTAAAATAAAAGTTTGCGTCACGATTTGCAATGATTGATGACAGCTTATCATAAATAAAATCCTTGCAGAATCGAGTGTTGACAAATGTGAGATCGACCTTACCTGTGCCATTTCCGACGCCTCGAACTGCCTTTCTCGAAATACGGTCAATGACTGTTTGTTCCTCCACACTCATCAAATATGATCGACCTTTCACTGGCCGCCACCATGGAATCTGTAATCCCAGCGAAAGAACTTCATTGTAGAAATGTCCACCGCAATCATGACACAAAAGATTTATAAAAAGCGTGCGACCGTCCACCGTCTTGCAGCGAAAGTCTTTGATATAGGTTTTAAGACGTCCCCAAACAGACGCATCAAATTCAAGCTCGCCAACTATTTGCGTGTGTTCAATGAAACATGTCTTATCGTGATTCGAACTCATGCCAATGATCACGACCTCGAATAAACTATCCTGAGTATCGATGCCGGCAAAAACATCCGTGACCCATGAATAGAGTGTTTCCTTTGTGTATGCGTGTCGATGAATCAAAAGGCCTGTATAATCCGTGATTTCAAAATTTGGCGGTGTGTAAGGTTCACCAAGTGTTGTGTTTCTAAAAGACCGGACGGCAGCAAGGCTTAAAGATTCGGCCTGCTTGCGCTCTTTCTCAAGCTGCTCCCATGTATAAATCTTGTGCATGAGCGTAGCATAGACGCGGAAAGATCGACAGACGCGGCCATTGTCATCATGGTAAGGCGTCTCGTTCTTCGGCGCTGCATACAAGTGGTCTAGTGCGATAATGTCGCGCTCCGAAAATACCTCCCCGCACGTTTCACATGTGAAAGTGGGTATTTCATCGCTAAACGAAATTTCGTCAAATCTGACCGTATTTGCGGCTCCGCAATGGCACTTCACGCACCAATCTTCCTGCGTTCCCATGAGGTAGTGTTGTGTGATGGATCCTTCCTCGATCGTCGGCGTCGATGTAAGCACCGCCATCGAGTCTCTAAACCGGAGCTGCCTTTTGAGCGCCAAAAGTATTGGGTCGCCTTCGTTCTCCAACTCTTTCACAAAACGGTCAAGCTCGTCCAGAAAAAGATATTTGACCGGCGTTGAACACAAATCCGATGCTGACCCGCTTGAACCGAATAATAAATTTGCGCCGGATGCCAGCGAGATATTGGCGACGCTTGATGATCGATCTTCAACGAAAACGCCGCGTTTCAGGCTTTTGACATCTGCGAATTCACGCAAGAATGGTTTAACACGATTCTTGGATAATCGCAGCGCGGTCTTTGCAGTGTCCAGAATCACAAGCGAGTTCGTTGGATCGTAAATAGCCATGTGGGCAAGCAAATTTACGATCATCTGCGTTTTGCCACACTGTGCAGGCGTCGAAACGACTACGCGACAATTATGCAGCGTGTCACTTGCTGCGCGTGTCGGCTCTTTGAGATAAGGCGTCACGTCGAAACTGAACGGCCCGGAATCACGAAGAATGACATTTGATTCAGCCCACTCATCGGCATAAATAAATTTTTTGTGGTAAAATGATGGAATGTTGTATTGCAAAAATCGCCTCCATCTGAATTATCATCCCCCCGAAAATTTGAAAAGGTCGGCGCCCCCGATTC